CTTCTTCGCTGTGGCGCGGGATCACGAGCTACGCGAGCAAGCCGATCGCGGCCATGATGGCGATCGTCACTCGGATCCGCAATCTGCTGCCCTTCAGCCCCGCGAAGGAGGGGCCGCTGACGCAGCTCCATCGCGTGCGGCTGGTCGAGACCATCGCCGACACGATCCGGCCCCAGGTGTTGCTCAATCGGATGCGGACCGTGCTGACGCCGCTCACGCAGACGATCCGGCCGCAGGGGCTGCTGGATCGGGTACACAGCGCGATGCAGCCGCCGGCGACTCCAGCCGCCGCCGCGATGCCGCGGCTCGCGATGGCTGGGGGCGGGATCGGCGGGATCGCCGTCCACATCACGATCAACGGCGCGGAGACCTCCGGCGAGGGCGGCGCGAAGGGGCTGGCGCAGCGTGTGGCGCAGGAGACGACGCTGCAGATCGAAAAGCTGTTGCGCCGGAAGTTCACGATATGATGGGACAGCTCGGACCGATCGTGTTTCAGCGACTCAAAGAGCCGATGACTCTATCGGGGTCCAAGAAATGGACCTACGCCGAGCATCCGATCATTCGAGAGGAGACCAAACTCCAGTACACCGGCCATGAGCCGCGCGAGTATGAATTCAAGATCCGCTTCCACGCGAGCTTCTGCGATCCGAAGGTGGAGATTGCCCGGCTGGAGGCCGCGGCCCTCACCGAGGGCACAGACGAGCTGTGGAAACCGCTGCCCTTTTTCATGGAGTCCGGCGACGTGCTGGGCCGATTCGTCATCCTGTCGGTCGCCAGGGACTACGTTAAATTGTTTCCGGACGGCAAGATTCTGGAACTGGTGGCCACGGTGTCGCTGCGGGAGTTTGTCTGATGGCTGATCAGATCTATACGACGCAGGAGGGCGACCGGTGGGATCTGCTGGCGTATCGGTTCCTGGGGTCACCGGCCCGGTATCGCGAGTTGATCCAGGCGAACCCGACGGCGCCGGTCGTGGTGATCCTGCGCAACGGGATGCGGCTGACGATTCCGGCAAGGACTGACCGTGTCGCTCGATAGCCAGGCCGATCTGCGCTTTGCGCTGTGGGAGGTAGAGCTGCTGCGCAATACGCAGCTCCAGGACGACATCGCCGACCGGACGGTGACGCTCGAGGTGGCGTTCTATGAGGACGGCGAACACCAAGACTTCGACCTGGAGCTGGAGAACCGAGACAACAGATTCTCTGACCCTGACGCCTTTCAGCTCGGCGACGAGGTGCGCTTCTGGGTCTGGTTCGCGGACCGGCCGTCGAGGACCAATATGGGCCGCTACACGATCGACGAGATCCGCAATGAGGCGATGCCGTCGCGCGTCCGCGTCTCGGGCCTCGCCTCGAACAGTGTCGGCGAGGACTTCCGCACACTCAAGACGCGCGGCTGGGAGGGGGTGACGCTGCACCAGATCGTCCGGCAGATCGCGGACGAGCATCACCTGGAGCCGGTCATCCGGGGTCAGGACATCGAGCTGCTGCGGAAGGAGCAGAAGGAGGAGCACGATCTCCGGTTCCTCACGCGCCAGGCGAAGGACTTTGGCTACGTGGTACGGATCGAGAACGAGCAGCTCATCTTTCTGCAGCGCAACTACGCCGAGGCGGTTGAAGCATTCGATCTCGCCGGTCTCCTGAAGCGCCGGTCGTTCCGGTATAAGACCTTTAAGACCTACCGGCGGGCGAAGGTGCGCTACTTCGATCCGGTGAAAAAAGAGGAGATCGAGGTCGTGCAGGAAGATCCCACGATCACAAACGTCGAGGAGCTGGTCATCACCCAGCGCGCCGAGTCGCGCCAGCAGGCGGAGATCATGGCGCGGGCCAGGCTCAAGGCCGCCAACATCGTGAAGATCGAGGCCGAGATCGATCTGCTCGGGGTGCCGGAGCTGAAAGCCGGGATCAACGTCATCATCGCGAATGAAGGCAAGCTGTTCGACGGGGAATACCACATTCAGGAGGCGCACCATAAATATGATAAGCAGAGCGGGTACACCGTGCGGCTCAAGGGGTACAACCGCGACGCCGGCCCGCCGACGGTGACGACGTGATCGAGCAGCTCAAACAGTACGAGGGGCGGATCGCCACGCTGGAGGAGGCGCTGAAAAACATCCTGCGCGTGGGCGTGGTCGTGGATCGCGACGTCCAGGGCTGCCGCTGCCGCGTCCAGTTCCCGGATAACGCGGCCCTGGTGTCGTACTGGTGCCAGGTCCTGGTCGCCAAGGCACAGAAGGATAAGTTCTTCGAGCTGCCCGATCTCGACGAGCTGGTCGTCTGCCTGTTCCTGCCGTTCGGCCATGAGCAGGGGTTCATCGTGGGGAGCGGGTACAACCGCGAGGATCTGGTACCCGACGCGGCGACGCGCGACCGGATCCTGGTGCGGGACAAGGGCGACAACGAGGTCCTGATGGATCGCGTGTGCCGGAAGCTGCGCGCTCGTACGGTGGAGCTGCACCTGTTCGGCGACCTCATTGTGCATGGGAGGATCTACGGGACCCACTCTTCGCGTAATCCCGACGTAGAGCCCACGAGGGACCCCAACGACGTGATCGTCCGGCCTGTTGAACTCAGCCCGTCAGCAGAGGTAAAACCATGGGACTGCGGCCCATGATCGCCCACAGCGACGAGGCGCGCCTGCTCGGGCGCGGGTGGCGGCTGCCGGTGGCACTCGCCGGCGGCGGACTCCAGGCCGCCGAGGGGATGGCGCATCTGCGGCAGGCGATCTACCTGATCCTCACCACGGCCAAGGGAGAGCGCGTGATGCGCCCGTGGTTCGGCTCGGAGCTCTGGCGCTATATCGATGCGCCCGTCAATGCCGCGACGCTCGCGGCGCTGCGATTCGAGATCTATGATGCGCTCGTCGAAGAGCCGAGGCTGACCGTGCAGCGGATCCTGATCAGCAGCCCCTCGCCGGGCTGGCTCCAGGTCGACGTGTATCTGCTGGTAGACAAAACGATCGAGGTGGCCGTGCGACTCGGCTATGACCGCGATCGCCGACGCTGGGAGGTTCCGGCATGAGCGGTGTGACACCCCCGATCCTATGGGAGACGCCGTTTGCGGATCTGTATCGCGACGCCCTCGATCGGATCAAGGTCAATGCGCCGGAGTACACCGCACTGGTGCCGGCCGATCCCGGTATCGCCGTCCTCGACGCCCTGCTCTATCAGGCGGCGCTCCTGGGCGAGCGCCTAAACCTGCTGCCGTACGCCGCGCTGGTTGCCTGGATCAACTACCTGGGCCTCCAGAAAAAAGGGCCGGTGGCCGCGACCGGGGCCGTCCGTGTCAGCCTCGCCGAGGCTGCGCCACGGGATCTCCTGATTCCACAGGGCACGCGGTTTCTGGACGAGGACGGCCTGGGCTTCCTCAGCTCGGCTGAGGTGATTGTCCATATAGGGGAGACCTCGGCCGAGATCACGTGCGTGGCCGAGTTGAAGGGCGCGGTCGGCAACGTCGCCGCGCACCGGATCGTCGCACTGTACCAGCTCCTGCCGTTTGTCCGGTCGGTCGATAATATAGAGTCGTTCGCGGGCGGGGTCGACAGCGAGCTCGATTCTGACGCACTGGACCGGGGTCGGGCGCTGCTCACACACCTGTGGCGAGCGGTGACTCCGGCCGATTACGAGGCGCTGGCAATCTCGGTCCCGGGGATCGGGCGGGCGAAAGCGATCGACGCGGCGGGGATCGTGCGGCTGTACCTGCTCGCTGAGGACGGCCAGGCCGCGAACCAGGCGCTGATCCAGGATGCGCTGCGCTTCATCGAGCCTCGCCGCCTGCAAGGGGTGATGCTCCAGGCGCTCCCGGCCCTCATCGTGCCGGTCCCTGTCCGGGCCCGCGTGCGACTGCTGCCAGGCGCCACACTGCAGACCGTGCAGACGCTGGCCCAGGCCGCCCTCGCGCAAGCCCTGTCACCCCGCGTCTGGATCTGGGGCCGAAAAGTTTCCATCGCCGAGCTTTTCGCCACCCTCGAGGCCGTGGGCGGGATCGACTACGTCGAGGAGCTGCTCATTCCGCAGGCCAACCTCGCGATCGCGAGGTTGGCCTGCGGAATGAGCAGCTCCTCGACGTAGTCGAT